TTAAAACAAACGATATAAGTGGTATTGCTATGGATGGCAGTGCTCTTAGTAAATTGGCAAACCTTATGCCACAAGTAGACCCTGAAATGGTACAACGGAGGCTCTATGGCAAGAGAGAAACTTCCGTTTAATCAACTAAGCCGTACTGGTAAATTTTACCGACAAAAAGAAGGAACTGTGCACGAGGAAAAGCATCACGCTTCCTCAACTAAGGCGGCAAAGAAACCAGATCGTAAAAAGAAGAATGCTGAAACCAGACGATACCGTCGTGATAACGGTATGGAAGGTAAAGGTGGTGGTGATGTACACCATAAACCTAACGGCCAACTTCAAGTTATGTCTGCTTCTAAACACCGAAGGATTAAATGACCCCACTACTTCCAACTCCTGATCACTACTTACACTACCTAATAGCCATGACGTCCTCTGAAGCAAAGCGCCTTTGGAGGCGCAGCATTAAAGAACATTTTGACTGCACATGTGCTTATTGCGGAGAAACTTATGACATTAATGAACTTACACTTGATCACGTCCAGCCGCGCTGTCATGGCGGTGGAGACAATAGGAACACAGTTGCAGCATGTCTACGCTGCAATCAGGAAAAAGGAAGTACCAATTGGCGAGTTTACATAGCTCGCTTCGACAATCCACTAAGAGAATTACTTATTACTAATTACACAAATGGCTAGATCTACTTCTACTGGTGACGCAATGTCACGCGTTAATAACCCATTCTTGGGAAAATCACTGGCATCAATGAAAAAGCAGTGGTCTTCTATGACTCCTGCTCAACGAAAAGTTAACGTTGAAAATTTTCGTAAGGCCGCAAAAGTTGCACCTAAACCTACTAAAGCTGTAAGGAGTGCATCCACAAGTACTAATTCAGCGAAGACTAAAGGTGATGGTTCAGTAAAACCTATTCCTGTCAAACGTTCAAGATCTACTGAAGTTAAAAATAACAAACCTGTTCAGGCTAAATCTAAACCTATTCAAAGTGACCCTGCACTTAAAACTCAACCTCGTAAAGCATCTACACACGGTGGTAACCGCAGAAAAGAGGATCCCCGTGCAAGAGGTCTAAGGAACAATGTGAGAGACATGGAAGCTGCTACACGCAAACGAAATGCTGATACACGTAGACAAAATCAAAAGAAAGCTTTCAGTAATACTGGTATTCCTGCTAGTCCTTCTAAGAACCCTAAAAAGAATGACTTATATAAAAAGCCCTTTGGAAACGTAATGATCTACAACGGGACGAAATGGGTACGTAAGTAAACAACTTATCCACTAACGAATAAACAATACTCAGGCCCCGCAAGGGGTCTTTTTTTATGCCAGGACATTTTGTAAAGAAAGTAGTTAAACAAGTTTTTAAAAAAGGTGATGAAGTAGTACAAACTGCTGCAAAGAAAGCTGCAAAGAGTACACCTAAACCACCGCCACGTGTATTACCTAAAGCAGAATACTCTGGTAAAGCTGGTGGTCATAAAGGCTTCGGTAGGTTCAAAGCTGATATGGCTGTTAGAACTGATCAACGTAAAGGTCTTCAGAAACCGCAATTCCGTGGTGATGATGGTCGTCTTAATTATCACCAATTTAATGGTAAGAAAAATAGTCAGCTAAGAGACCTTAACGATAAACAACAAGAAGTTCTTAACCGTGATCAAAAAGGTAAACTTCAAACTAAACGTGAAGTAAGAGGTTCCTTCTTAGAAGATAAACCTCAAGTCGTAGACGTTGATTCTCATCATATTACACCTGTTAAATCTCTTGCTTTCTTATTTGATGGCCTTGATGAATTTGAAGCACGTAAACTGATTAACTACTTCGAAAAGAAAGGTGTATATATTGGTAATGATCCAAGGAATGCTAAGCATTTATCACAACCTGATCATACCTCAGTGCACAATGAATACGTCAAAAAATCATTACTCAAATATAACCACGCATCACTTAAAGGTATGTCAATGAAAGATCGACTAAAGTTTGCCAAAGTAATGGTAGATGAAATTAAACAGGCTAATGAAATCGTAGCTAAATATAACTCTCCAGCAATGACTTCAAAAGAATTTGCTGAATCATATGACCGTGTAACTAGACCTGAATTAGCAGGCTATGAGTGATCTTGAACTCTTACAAGGTGACTTTAAGATATTCTTACAAGCACTATGGGGTCAACTAGATCTACCCTCACCCACTAGAGCACAATACGCAATCGCTGACTACTTACAACACGGCCCTAAACGTCTACAGATACAAGCATTCCGTGGTGTAGGTAAGTCTTGGATTACTGGTGCTTTTGTTCTCTGGAACTTATTTAATGATCGTGAAAAGAAGATCATGATTATCTCTGCTTCTAAGGAACGTGCAGATAACATGTCTATCTTTTTACAGAAACTAATCATTGAAACACCCTGGTTATCTCACCTAAGACCTAAATCAGATGACTCTCGCTGGTCCCGTATATCGTTCGATGTTAACTGTAACCCCCACCAGGCTCCTTCTGTTAAATCAGTCGGTATAACGGGGCAGCTAACGGGCTCTCGTGCGGATCTGATGGTACTAGATGATATCGAAGTTCCTGGTAACTCAATGACAGAGCTTATGAGAGAGAAACTTCTTCAACTAACTACTGAAGTTGAATCTATTCTTACTCCTAAAACTGATTCCCGTATCTGCATACTAGGTACACCACAAACTACCTTTACCATATACAGAAAACTTGCTGAACGTAACTACAGACCATTCGTTTGGACTGCTCGTTACCCTCGTAAAAAAGAAAACTATGAAGGTCTCTTAGCTCCACAGCTACAGCAAGATATCGAACAAGGTGCTGAAGAATGGTCACCAACTGATCCTGATCGCTTTGATAAAGATGACCTTCTAGAACGTGAAGCTTCCATGGGCAGAAGCAACTTTATGTTGCAATTCATGCTCGATACATCTCTTAGTGATGCTGAAAAATTCCCACTTAAATGTGCTGATCTTGTTATTACTTCCGTTAACCCTACTACTGCTCCTGATGCAGTCGTCTGGTGCTCGGACCCGCAAAACGTTATCAAAGACTTACCCACAGTCGGTCTCCCAGGAGATTATTTTTACTCTCCAATGCAACTCGTTGGAGAATGGACCCCTTACACAGAAACAATCTGCTCGGTTGATCCATCGGGTCGAGGCTCTGACGAAACTACCGCAGCATTCTTATCTCAGAAAAATGGCTTCCTCTACTTGCATGAAATGCGTGCATACAGAGATGGGTACACTGATAAAACATTGCTAGATATACTTCGTGGTTGTAAGAAATTTAATGCTACTAAACTCCTTATTGAAACTAACTTCGGGGATGGTATGGTTGGTGAACTCTTCCGTAAACATCTCCAACAAACTAAACAAGCAATTGATATCGAAGAAGTACGTGCCAACGTACGTAAAGAAGACCGAATCATTGATAGCCTTGAACCTGTTCTTAACCAACACAGGCTTGTTATAGACCGTAAAGTTATTGAATGGGACTTCAAATCTAACCCTGATGAAGCTCCAGAAAATAGACTTATGTATATGCTCTTCTATCAAATGTCTCGTATGTGTAGAGAGAAAGGTGCTGTTAAACATGATGACAGATTAGATTGTCTCGCACAAGGTGTTAAATATTACACAGATGCTCTCGCTATCTCCGCTTACGAAGCAGTTAAAACTCGTAAACATGATGATTGGAAAGATATGATGGATGAATGGTTAGATGATCCTGAAGCTGCTGCTTCCCATTTAGCCTTTGGTATGGACTTAGATCAACGCCGTAAAGCTCGTATGTTGGCTGGTAAAAAAGTCGTTCCAACCTGGATTTCATAACCCTTGCTATCACTACGATATTCAGGTGTGTCATCTATACAGGGAGAGGGAAGGGTGGACCCGCTCTCTGGGGGAGTAGATACAACACAAATGTGTCGTCCTACTCCCTTTACTAATCAACCATGAATGTTGATTCTGTAAGTACTACCTAAAGCCCTACGGGCTCAAATACACAAACATAACTATCTACTGATGATTTTGGAGAACTGTATAACTATTATTGTTATTACTGTCTCTACTTATCATTATTATGATTCCCACCCTTATGCATACTACCCATTATATTCATAGTACTGTTGATGGTGATGACTTAGTAGCTTATATGGCTAGAGTCTCTAATCCGTCTAATCAAAATAATACTACTACTGCTCCTCGTTTAATTAATTATCTTATTAAACATAAGCATTGGTCCCCTTTTGAAATGGTCTCTATGTGTCTTAAAATTGAGACTACCAGAAGTGTAGCTGCTCAAATTCTTAGACATAGATCCTTCTCCTTTCAAGAGTTCTCTCAACGTTATGCTCCCGTAACTTTAGATCCTGTCGTTCCTGACTTACGTCTTCAAGATCATTCCAATAGACAAAACTCTATTGATTCTATGAATGAATACGATAAACAACAGTTTCAATTACAACTTAGACAACATTATGATCAATCTATGTGGTTGTATCGTCAAATGTTGGATGCTGGTGTAGCTAAAGAATGTGCTAGAGATGTATTACCTCTATCTACGCCTACTGTGCTATACATGCATGGCAATTTAAGGTCTTGGTTAACATATGCTGATTTACGTACATCTAACGGTACACAGATGGAGCATATGACCATAGCAACGTCTGTAAAAGAGCAAATTGCTCAGTATTTCCCTAAGTGTTATGCTGGTATGTGGGTGACTGATTAAAAATGACAAAAATGTCTGAAGCCTATGTTTACGTAGGTGCCGACATTTTCACCCCTAGGGGGGGTCCTGGTGTGTTGTTTTGGTGCTGATTGGATGTGTGATCTAATGGATTCGACTAGGTGTACAGTGCTGTGAACGTATTCGTTACGGTTACGTACACCTTGTTTACAATTCTTCATGTGATCATCTGTTTGCGCTACCATCAGTTAAACTAATGAGACCAGTGATACCAATGGATTACAAGGAATAACAGGGGTACCATGTGACAGTTGTTGAATTGATTGCTTGACTTTCGCTGGCTGACCTGCCATGTTTGATGCATCGACCGGCAACGACAGCAGCTTGCTTAGTCAGTCGAACCAAGCCTTAGTAAACATGATCATCATGAGCTGAACGGGCTTACATTTCAAATTGTTACAGACCATAGCTAACCTGTCCACTACCGGATAGGTTAGCCACAAGCACCTCGACAACCGAATACCTACACGCTGACTAAGAGGCGAGCTACCGCGGCACCAGGTAGCCAGTGCAAGGGCGCTGACTCAGTGTAAGGGGGAGCAGTACAGATGTACTATTATGCAGAGCCACATGCTTTGTTTGATCATGGCAGCCTATGC